ACTTGATTAAAACTTCTGCCGATCTTGCCTCAACCTCGTAGGGGTTGGCCCAGTAGCCGTATCGTATCAGCCAATAGCCATACTTGATTAGGTAGACCAACTTGCCATCACGCTGCATCTGTTCCAAGTGCGTCATTTCATGCCGCATCAAGGCGTTGTTCAACTCATAACCCGGAGCCATGTAGATGACGTTCCAAAAGCTAGTCCAGCCCTTGAACCCGCAAAGGTTCATGTAGAACAGGATTGGGCCAGAGGCAGTGCGGATCATGTGAAATTGGGCATTGACACCCACGTAGCCGGGTAAAACGACACGGCAGCACCCACTACAGTTGCGGAAGCAACTCCACTTAGGGTAATCGTGGTTCCAGAAATTCCAGTGATGATCTGACCCGTCACGGCTCCTGCAACACTTAGGTATTGCCCATACTTCAAATTGGTTGCACTATTTACTACAAGACTAGAAAGGCCAATAGTAATTGAACCCGTAACACCAGATAAAGTCCCCATCGTGCCATCGGCACTGCACATATAACCCATTCGCTGACCAGCGGCAATGGTAGTCGTATTCCAAACAATAGCGCCTTGCCGATATGACCCAGAACTAGGAGTAGCTGAAGTTCCTTCTGCTCCTTTATTTAAAAACTGCGCTGTGCCTTGATTGTCGGTAGAAATTAAAGAATAAGCAGTAGGCGCATAGTTTAAAGTATTGCCATTCAGTAAAGTGGGCGCACTAGCAAAAGTAAAAACAATCCCTCCAGAATCAATAGACATATTTGGGCCACCCAAAGCATAATCTCCCGTGTTAAGGAAAATATTGGCCCGAGTATCCGTTGACTTGATAAAAGTTAAGTCTGAAAAAGTGGAATATCCATGAATCCAAGTACCTTGAAAGCAAGCGGTAAGATCAGCAGCAATTTCTCCTGAACCTGGAGTGTCAAAGTAGGGATATGCAACTGCCCATCCTACCCAATTTCGCGCTCTAATATCAACATTCAATACGGCAAATGCAGGAGAGTAATAAGTGTTTGAATATTGGTAGCCAGTACCATAAATTCCATACACGGTAAATCCAGCAGCATTAGCCGCCACTAAAAACGGACAAGCATAGTCACCACCATAGATGGCATTTGCGTTAAAGAAGTTTCCTACTGATCCATCTGAACGTACATAGAAACCGTGTTGCGGTCCCCTGCAAACGTCCATTGTGATCTTGTTCCATGAACAACTTCCAATGCCGTTAGGTGTAAAGGCAACACCGTATGTAAACCCGCCGTAAATATACGGGAAGTCAATTTCACAGTTTGAAACTGTTCCGTCAAAGATTACCGCAGCAGCGCCATTAGCATATTGTTGCGTACTTGGGCCATAGATTTGCGGCCCTTTGATCACTACATCAAACATCCCGGTAATACCAAGATTGTTAAATCTTAAAACAGATTTGGTATTGTCTGTTTGCGTTATAGTACCTTCAAATATCAACTGGCTTTTACTTACCTCAGTAACGCCTGCTTGTGGATATTGAAGTACATCATTAATACTATAATTTCCCGCTGGCATTATCCATGACTTGTTTGAAATGAAAGCGCCCCCAGTAGATGCAGCATTAAGACTTGCTTGGATAGCTGCTGTAATTTCAGCAGCAGTGACCGAACCATAGGTTCCTGTTTGAACAGCAGCAATCTGAGCCGCAGTCATGTAATCAAAGACGCTTATGGGAGCGCCCGTAATCATTGAGTTGGAGACTTTAGTAAGAGACATTTGTTTCTCAACTATTTAGTTCAGCAACCAAAGATTGCTTTATTGAATTGACTAGCGCAGAACCACCTTCAATAATCCAGCGCTCTAAATCCTTATTGGTGACATTTTGCAGTGTAATAAACTCATTTTTATTTGCTGGTGACAGACCATAAGTTGTTACGCGACTAGCGGTGCGTGTATCGTTACTAATCTGCAATTCAAAATCTACCTGTTTAATTACATCTTTTAGACCGTTTTGATCTATAACCAAAACTGGATTAAAGTTCCATTTGAAGTCCATAATAATTTTCCTTTAAACTGGGTCGGTTACTGCACTAAGATAGTCGCCAAGCAAGCAAACAGCTACGGCTGCACCCCAGCTTGAGCCAGTGACAAAGCTAATCACGCTGTCGTTTGCTAATTTGTAAATACCCAATTGCGAGGCGGTAGGCGCATTTGATGCTACAAAACTTCTTCCACCTACAGACGATGAAACTATGTTAATGGTAGTGTTTGCATAAGAACAAAATACCAACGCTCCGCCGCCACCGCTGCCTTCAGAAATTACAAACGCCCACGCAAGACCTGATGCAGGAGTTATCGTAAATGTTTTACTATTTCCGGGCGTGAAATAAGTTTGTAACCCAACACTTTGAATTTTGGTTGTGGTTGCAGTTTTTTGCGAGGTAACTTGATTTGTCGTAACAAGCGATGTTCCTGTAGCTGCGCCGATAACCGGGGTAGTAAGCGTAGGTGTGTTAGACAGCACCGTGTTGCCAGTGCCTGTGCTGGTGGTGACGCCTGTGCCGCCATTCACAACAGGAAGTACGCCTGTAATCATGCTGGCGTTGATAACTGAATTTGCTACTTTTAACATGGCGATTCCTAGTTGTAAACAACTTCAATAATAGATGTGTAGGGCGGTGCTTGGCTGAATGTCACATTGCCGCCAGCATATGTGTAGGTGTTCTGGTTCTGGTACACACCATTGATAAAAATAGCCGATGGCACAGACGACACGGGGAAAATTGTCTGCACGCCATCGCCAGTAGCATCACTTACCACAGCGCCGCCGCTGAAAGCATTGTCGTTCAGCGAGGTATAGACCACGCTGCCTTTGGCATCAAGCACCTGGATGCTGTAGTCGCTGCTGGTATAGAACCGTGCAGGCGTGCCCTGGTAGACCGGATAACCGCCCGAGGTGCGGATGGGCTGCACAGCAGGGATGGCCAGGGAAGAATCCCAGTAGACCGCGATCTGGTTGACCTGGGGACTCAGGTTGGCTGTGCCGATCCAGATGTAGCCATCGTCCAGCGGCTGGCCGTCAGCGCCAGCAAATGCTGGGTAGGGCGGTCTGATTGAGAGTGCGGACATTACTGGTTCTCCTGGTCGAATTGGCGTCCTGTTTGGGCTGCACTTTGCAAGAATTGAATCCTTGCGTCCAATCCCTTGGGCAACTTGGCTGCGTCTGCAAATTTCTGGAAGGATTGTGACATGGCTGTGCGACGAAGAGTAGCTGCGCTGGGTGCTGCTTTGCTTGCTGCCTCGACTGCAAGTTTCTGGAATGCTTCATCAGCAAACAACTTGCCGGCCGCTTTAACTCGATCTTCTGCACCTGTTGCCATGAATTTCAGGATGTCAGGAGCCACTGCACCACCGCCAGGCACTAGGCCTGTAACTGTAGTCACAATGCGCTGCGTGATGCTGCTTTCCATGATCTTGCCAATAAGACCCTCTGGGTTTCCAAACGCTTGGTTTGCTTTGCCGGTGGTCAAAACATTGGCCCTGGCCTCAGTGATGCGCTTAGAAACCTCGTACAGATCACGCAGCACATCTGCTGAGTCTTTGCCAAGCGTGTCCACAATCGTCTTGTAAACGGGCGGGTTGGCTCGCAGCTTGGGGTAAATGTCGGCAAACTCTGAAAAGCCAAAGCTACCCTTTTCAGCGCCCCTGGCCGAGCGTGTGACGGATGCCAGCGCAGTGGCCAGTGTTTCTTTTCGCAAGTCTTCTGGGACGGTTTTGAGCAGGCGGTTGAACTCGCCAGCATCGCCCTTGGCAGCGCCTGTGATGGCTGTTCGCATCTTGTTGGCTATGCTGCCCTCAAGGTCATTGCCAAACGCATTCACGATGCGATTGCCCAAGGCACGCTCTTTGGCATACAGCAGGTTGGCGGCACGCAGTTGCTGGCGCAGTTCCTCGCCACCGATGTTGCCCACGTTTGTCAGTTGGTCGTCAGCCAGTGCCGCATACAGGCGCTTGAGGTCTGCCTCGGCCATGCTGCCGTAAGGCGATTCCATTTTGTTGAGGGCTTTGCCGATCAGGGTTTTCTCGCGCTTGAGTCGGCCATAGGTGACGTTTCCATCCTCAATCATCTTGGCCAAGTTGCGCTCGGCTGCGGACATGCCTTTCTCGCCCACTTCGGCCTTGATAGCATCAAGCGTGGCCCCGAGCTTTGGCAGGTCAACAATTGATGTCTTTGGCACCACTTCGTTAACTGCATCGTAAACCTTGCTGGCCTGTGCATTGAGGTCTGCGCGTGTCTTGGTCAGCGAGTCTTTGATCTTTTGCGAGACCACGCCAGGAGCCACTGCGCCTTCGACAAAGGTGGCATCAAACTGCCTGATTACATCGTCGGCCTTGTCCACAGCCTGAGAAACGGTAGTGCGCCATGCTGCCTCGGCCTCACCAGCGGCCAGCGAACGGGTCAAGCCTGCAGCTGCTCGGACCTGCGGGTTGTCGCTGAATACGTCAGCAGGCAGTTTGATACCAAGCCGGTCGGCTGCTTCCTTGGCTGCCACGTTGACTTGGGCAAGATCGGCCAGCTGGTCGCGTGCGGCTGTTGAGCCAAAACCTTTGCCAGATGCCCTTTGCACCAAGTTGTTGATGGTTTCTGTGGTCACGGTGGTGGTCACAGTTGGCGCTGCGGCTCCAGGAGCCATTGCTGTGCCCATTGATGCGCCTGGCGCTCCTGGTGCTGTTGGCGGTACAGGTGGAGTTCCTGCTGCCTCTGGCATCATAGGCGGTGCTTCAAAGGTTGGTTCAACTCTCGGAGCTGCAGGAGTAGGTGCAGGACGCGCCATAACCCTCTGTGCGCCGCTTTTAACTGCTTGGACTACTGGTGGCACCACTCGCTGAATAATCTGCCCTGCTGGGCCTAAAGCGCCTGCCAATGCCACTTCTCCAACGTCTGCCAGACCAGTGCCGCCGCCAGTTGCCGCTTGACTGGCTTCAATGACTGCTTGAGTTCCTGCGCCAGCAGCAATTGCGCTTGGGATGGTTCTTGCGGCGCCAGCAGGGGTAAAGGCTGCCAGGCCACCAATGGCGCGGGGAATGTCTCCCATGCTGAAACCAGGCGGGATGGCATACTCTTTTTGATCGACCGACGAACGCAGCAAGTAGTTGCCCTTGGCATCTTGGCGAACCTGGACGCCAGGGAAATTGGCTTGCAGAATCTGCACCGTTTCCTTGGGGTTGCTGAGTAGCGAACCCAGTGCGGTCTTGAACGATGCCACGCTCATCTGGTTCAGCTCTGGCATTGATGTCCACTCGGGCAAAGTTTGTGTCTCAGGTGTAGTACGCCTGCTGCCTGTCACAGACTCGGCCAGACCTTCAAAGAAACCCAACTGTGGTGGCTTGACAGCAGCTGCAGGGGTTTGAGATGCCGCCCATGCTTCTGGCGAAAGTGGCGCTGCTGCTGGTGCAAAGGCTGGGGCAGAAGCTGAGCCAAGTGAAGGAAGAGCAGCAAGGTCTACCTTGACCCCTTTGCGTGCTAATTCACGGCCAATGGACTCAATATTACTTTGTGCTCCTGGATCACCAGCTTGCGCTTTGCCTTGTTCAGATTGAAGTTCCTGCATCAAAATTTGGATAGCGCCTTGATCTTGAGCAGCTTGCACGCTTGGCGCTATTTGAGAACTTGGGATGGCTGGCGCAGCCGCAGGCATTGATGCAGGCGAAACAACAGGCGCTGCCTGAGTCTGGGATGCCAGCCACTCTTCTGGACTCATTGCATGACCCCTTGGGCTTTCAGATAGTCTCTCCACTGTGTATCACTGAAACTCGGTGGCCTTGTGTAAGTTTTACCTCCTACGGTTGCGCTGGTTGGCAATGGTGGCGGTTCTTGGCCAAACACATTATCAGGATTGAGCTTGTAATTCTTGACCACGATGCCAAGCGCCTTCTTGTCCTCAATTGCCTTTGCCTGTGCTGAGTCCAGATATTGCTTGGCAAGATTGACATATTCTTGGCGTTGTTTTGAATCCAATGTAAAGAGTTGACCACTGCTCAGTTTTTGGGCTTGATTAGCAAGACGATCAAAAAGTCCAGCAGTGTCCCTTGCCGTTGCAAATTCAGTCTCGCGCACCACTGAACCTGGATCAAGCATCTTCATAAAGCCAGTGATCAGCGCAATGTCACCTGGGCCTGTTTTTGCTTTGGCAGACAATTCAATGTTGGAGAAAGTAGACCCCAGTTCTCCATAAACCTTGGTGCGACCTTGATATTCCTTGCGAAGTTTTTCTTCTTGCTCAAATCTCTTAGCTGGATCAAGATCACCGTTTTGAAGCGCGGCTATTTCCAGCACAATTTTGGCTGTTTCTTGGCCGAGTTTCTTGGTTGTTGCCAATGCCTGGCTTGTCTGTTGGGTTGTCAGACCAAGATCGGCTGCTTTCTTTTTAAGGTCATCCAGTTTTGTCTGCTCTGCATATTTGGCATCAATTTGCTCTTTTTGGGCTTTGGCTTGCTCATATTCTCGGACAGCCTTGGCTTTTGCAATATCATCCGCTGCCGTATCAATAGCCACTTTTGCATCGGAAACAGCTTTATCTGCTTTGGCTACAGATTCTCTAAGTGTGCTTGGGAATTGTGCTTCTTCTCTGCGTGATTTCCGAATATTGCTGATAGTTTCATACCAATCTTTTCCAAAAGCAGCGCCACCCATAAGCTCCACGCTTCTAATGGCTTGCTCTGGCGAAACTTCAGCCAGCTTTAACGTGTCTTGCCATGCCGTTTTTTGCATGGGGTCTGTCTCTGCTTCGGCATATTGCTGTAACAGTTGTTTGGCAGACTCTGGGTTTGACTCCAATGCTGAAATCACTTGACCAGTAAATCGCTTTGACGTTGCTAGCTTTTCGTCTGTCATGGTTTTGCCAACAGCTTGCAGCGCATCAAATTGTTGCTTGTTAGCGCCCATGAACAGGCGTTCCAAATCTTCGTATTTACGTTCTGCTGGTGCCGTTGTAAAAAATGTGTTTATGCCAGACTGGTATCTTTGCTGCTCCGCTTGTGCCAATGCTTGCTGAACACGTTTCTGCTCATCGGCTTCGCGTTGCGCGTAGATGTTGGCAATGCCAGTGCCAAGCTGTAACCCCTGCACGGCCTGTGCAAACGGGTCTTGGACGTTTTGAAGGTAGTTGATTGGTTGAACCATGATTAAAACCCTCGCCGTTGACCGCCATAAGCGCTGCCCTGACCGATGCTGTACCCGTTGTCACTAACGGCCGGCGCAAAAGTTGGAAGGCCTCTGGCAATAGTGCCAAACATACCGGGGAAATTAAACGCTTGGCTTTGCCCCATGATGCCACCAGCCGTAGCTGCACCTTGATTACCTAACAGAGCAGCAATGTTTGCGCCGGTTTGTGTTCCAGCCGTGCCAACACCAGCTGCTGATGCCTGGCCAATCCTTGCAAGTTCACCCGTTGCACTCAAACCACTCGATGCCAAGTTTTGCGCTACCGTGCCGCCTGTTGCTGCCAAACCGCCCAATTGACCATATTGTTTTTCAATCAAGTTTGACAATAAAGCTGGCCGAAACTGGGCAAGTGCGCCTTGAATGTTGCCTCCACGTAGACCACCAGTGGCTGATGCCCGTGACAACAATGCTCCCTCGCCTTGCTCGGTCAGGGCTTTGAATTGCTCGCCGCCACTGATGCGTTGAATGGCCGCACGCTCTGCTTCTGGGCCTCTAAGCCCAAGCAAGGCTTGCTGTTGCTCAAATGCTGGTGCTCCACCGGCTGCGTATTGTTGGAGTGTTGGCAATGCACCTGCGCCAGCTTGTTGGTATGGTGCGTAAGCCCCAAGCGCTCCGCCTCCAGCCTGGACATAAGGTGCAAGTAATTGCTGAACAGCTTCGTTCTGCCTGCGTTGCTCATCAATGCCGCCCTGTGCTGCTCCTGCCTGTGTCTCTGATGCACTTTTGGTAGCGCTTGCGGTCATTGAACTGCCGATTAAGCCGCCTCCTACCGTTAGGGCTGTTATGGGATCAGGCATTGCCGAACTCCTTCATGTAATCTTCAAATTTTTCACCGTACAGCGCCATAATTTCATTTGCTATCTTGGTGGCTTCTTGCGTGCCGTGACACAGTGCAACCGCCATTAGCACTACATCGTAGTACCCAGCACGCCAAACAAACGACTTGGCATCTGCTTTGCCAGTGCGCTCGACATGATCTGAGGCTTGCCATTTCAAAATGGCGGTGGCAACAACTGGCGCTAAATTGTGTGAGTTGGCTATCCAGAATGAATTCTGATTCATGCCAACCAGCGTATTCCAGATCACCGCATTGAGGTCTTCGCGCTCAACTGGTTCACCGTCTGCCACATCATCAAAGACCTGGATGGCGCCATAAAGCATGAGCAACCAATCAACGGCTGGCGCAGGCAAAACCCTTTGCAGGTTCTCTTTGAGCCAATCCGTCATGCACAACTCCTGTAAAGGGTGAGCTGCTGGTGGCCCGATAGACTCAGCGGCTCTATTTTCCCATATTTCAGCATTTGGTCAATCCATTTCAGATTCGCGCTCTTCCCACGCCTGGCAGACCCGCATATCGTTGCAGATGAAATTCAGCTTTTCGCAGTGGCCACGGTAGCCAGCGCCCTGGTCGTAACTAGCCATCGGGATGCGCTCGATCCGCACTTGGGTCATAAAGCTATTGTCGTAATACTCGCAATTTGAGCAGTGCTTGCGCCGTGCGTCTTTGGCATCGCACTGCATTGCCTCGGCCAGAGAATCATAAAACTCAGGGTTGGCCTTCGGCTCGTTGGTCGGCATTTCTGGACCGTAGTGCCAATCTTGCACAGCAATGGCGTAGTTCTTCTTGTTCTCGGAAGGGGTAATGAACCCTTCGTCCATCGGCAAACCAGCAAAACCTCTGGGAATCATCATAAATTGTTTCATTGCTGCCCTTTAAGTGATTTCGCGGCCATTGGCTCGGATGGTCAACGATGTGGCTGCACTGGCCACGGTGCTGATAAACCCGCTTTGTTCAAGCGCTTGGCCAACCAGCTCTGGGAAGGTATAGCACTCATCTGGCGCAATGGCTCTGGTGTCCACGATCAGGTTGGATGTGGCTGCACTGCCAGCTGCAGTCACCAGGTTGACGCTGATCGTCACATTGCCTGCCGTGGTGTTGGTGGCTGTGAATTTGTCAATGATGGCCTTGCAGTTGGTGGCGGTGTACTGCGTGGTCTGGGCATTTTCTGCCTGCTTTGCTGGGATCAGCACCTTGATTGAAACGGCCATTTGATTCTCCTTATGTAGCTTCTGCACCGCTGGCGGTAATGGTCAGGCCAGTTGATGCTGCTTGAATTTGGACAGTATCACCTGCATTGATGATCTGCACGCCATCATATTGCAGAGCGTTATTTGCTGGAACTGAAATGTCGTAGATGAATGCGTTTGAAGTACTAGCCGTGCCTGCTGATGGAACCAAGAACAAGCGCACATTGATGGCCGCTGCCGTGGTGTTGGCAATGGTGAATTCTTTGAAGAATGTGCGAGTATCGGCTGGGACGGTGTACAGCGTGGTCACGCCAGTGGTGATGGCGGCCTGGCCCAGTTTGGTCGGTGTAATTATATCGTAAGCCATGTCAATACCTGATTTGATCGAACCCTTGCGGTTTGGTTTGCATACGGCAGAATGCCAACCACATCGTGCGCCAGCTCAATATTATTACGCACAGGCGCCAGCGCCAGCAAGTCAAGTGCTTGGGCTAAGCGCGGGATGGCATCTAATGCCTGCTGCACCTTGGCATTCAGAACAGCGTCTTCAACTGCGGTATCTTGAGCCAGCGCATTGATCTGAGCCAGTGCATTGTTGGCATTTGCTGCTGCATTGTCTGCCTGATACTCAAAGTCAGTGCCGATGATGACTTGTATCGTGTCAACTGTGGAAAACAGCAGCTCGAACTGCCTGATCTGTTGCTGGTCGGTCAGGAACGCCGAGAGCTGATCTCGCGTCAGATTGAGTTTGCGGGATGTTGGTGCCGTGGCCATCAGAACGCCAGTGGCTCGATCTGGGCCTCAAGACGGATGAATGACACATGGGCATCGCTGTCGCCACGGAATCGCTGGATGCGCCAGTTACGCATATGCCCTTGCTGGAACCAAGCCAGGCGCTTGTTGGAGCCTGTGGTGCCCACGCTGATGCTGCGCTCTTGGCTGTAAGCCTTGCCATCGACGCTGTAGCTGGTGCTGATCTGCGGGTTGGTGCCAATGGCCACGCTGCCGGTGAGACTGACCAGCTCCAGCTCGTTGAAGATGGCGCCATTGCTTTCGTTGTAAACGATCAGCGTGCCAAACTCCCAGCGCACCTGCTCGCCCCAGTGGTAGCCGGTGTCCTGCACAAAGTAGCCGATGGAGGTGGATTGCGGATCGCCAACAAGCCACTTGTCGTATGCCCAGACGATGTTGCGTGCGCGGTACTGTGCAAAGCCTGACAAAGTGGTGGTCAGGGTAAACCAAACCTGCTCGCCCAGCGCTTCAGATGCCGAGGCGTCATAGACAATGGTGCGGTCTGGCAGGTGGACGTAGAGGTGCTGATGCGCCTTGTCGTTGCGTGCTTCGAGCTTGACCGTGACCAGCTGCGCCTCGGTGTAGTTCAGCAGCAGATTGTCAATCTCCTGCGTGCTGATCTTTTGAGTGGTTGCGGCTGCGCCCACGTAGATGCCGGGCGCTTCGTTGCGGCCACCACCCAAGAAAGCAATGGCCTGGATGAAGACGCAGCAGGCTTGCGTGCCGACAACGCCCTTTTGGATTTGAGCGCCTTCGATGCGTGCAAAAGGAAACAGGTCGCCGCCCACGTTGTCAAACACCTCGATGGTGTTGCGGTTGAGCGCATAAACCTCGTTTCTCAGCTTGAGCAGCGCCACGACCGGATCAGGATCGGCCTCGGAGCTGCCGTACTTGAACGGATCAACAGCCAGCGGGTTGGTCAGCTCGGTGACGATCAAAAACTCGCCATCGGTGGTCATGAAATAGCCGTCCACCCAGACCACATCAAGCACGATGCCCAGGTCAGGGTCTGTCACTTGCGTGAGGGTGGATGCCACTGGGTCCCAGTAGTACAGCCTGGTGCCCGATGCAATGGCCAGCAGGTCGAAGCTGTAGTCAAATGTCACCAACTGGGTCACAGGCCCACCTACATCACCCAGGATGGTCACAGCGCCTGCACTGTCAATCTCTACCAGCTTGGTGCCCATGACACGATACAAACTTCCTTGAAAGTTGATGCCGCCTCGGTCGATGCCTGGGCCTGTGCCGTTGGCCACAATGCCATCGCCTGGGCGCAGGAATCCATTGCTGATGCCAGACTTGATGGGCACCGGCACCATATTGACAGGGTAGCTGGTACGCAGCTCTGGCGTGGTGTCAGCGTAAATTCCGTTCAAAATGGGCACTTGCATTTACTTCGCCTTGTTTCGCGCTGAGATTTTCTTTGCCTTGGCTTGTGCATCCGCTTTAGATGATGCGCCCCATGCCTTCAAACTCAACAGCAATCGAGTTGGTTCACCGTCTTTGTACTCAGGGCCAGGGTTGCCACCCATACGGGCCAGGAACGATGCCCTGCGCGGATTGTCGCCAGACTTGACAGGAGGCTTCAGATTCATGCCTTCAGCCTTGGCAGCGGCTCTACCCTTGGCGTTCAGACCGCCTTTAGGGTTCTGCCCTTCTTTTCTGGCAAAGGCTGGTGTTTTCATTACGCAACTACCGCACCACGGAATCCAACAACCCACCAGTCAGTCCCAGCAAACTGAAGCGTTGCCGAATCTCCAACAGCATTGAAAGTGATTGTGGTTGCGCTGCCAAGGTTGGTTGGCGTCAAAACGCCAGTGTCGCCACCAGCCGCTTCTGCAACATAAATAACTGTCTTCAGCTGGCCCTGTGCGCCATCTGCAAGCGTTAACGCATTTCCTGCTGCTGTGGAAGTGAAAGCAGTAGCAAGGCTTGTGATATTGACAGCACCAGGACCACTTAAGGATTGAACCGTTGCCGATGCCCCAGTGCCACCATTTGCGACTGCTAAAGCGCCTGTTACGCCCGTTGTCAACGGCAACCCGGTGCAATTGGTAAGCGTTCCTGATGTTGGTATCCCAAGAATTGGCGTTACCAAGTTCGGGCTGGTTGCAAATACCAGCAACCCTGTGCCGGTCTCGTCCACCATTGCGGCACGCAGATTGGCGCTGGTTGGGTTGTTTAGAAAATCTTGGATTGCTGCATTAAATCCTGCAGTTTCGTTCGTGATGTTGTACCAACTGTTTGTTGCTAAATAGTAGCGATACCGAACAGCGGCTCCAGCGGTAAGGGTAGAGACGCCACCAAAGATTGCAGCCGCGCCATTAAGCGCAATGGTGAACGCTGTGATTGTTTGGGTGCTGGTTATCAGGACTTCAGTGCCATCTGGCACGCCAGTGTTCAGCGGCAGGGTGACGGTGCCGGTGGCCAGTGTTCCTGCAGGCTGGATAAGCATCCACTGCTGCTCGGCCACAGGCGTGGGCACGGTGATGTTGAAGCCTGCCCCTGGTGTGTACAGATTGGTGGCGACAGTCGGGGCTGCGAATGAGGTTTGGAAGTAATCCAGCAGCGTGTTGACCGACATCTTGCGAGCATCGCCATTGTTTTGGTCGTAAACCGGAATCTGGGCAGACCCATTGACCTGGCTGATGCTGGCGAGTTGGTTGATGGTTGGCATGTTGGCTCCTCAATTAAATTCAAGTGGTCCGTCTTGGCCGGCAAGAACTGGATCGTACGGTCTGCGAATGAATGGATCGTCGTAGACGCGCCACGGTTTGTTGCCTGACCCTGCAGGCATGGTGCCTGGCAGTTGTTGTTCTACCGGCATGGCTGCGCGGGATAGCAGGGTGTTGTAGGATTCTTTGGCTGTCATCTTGGTGTCGGCCATGACCTGCTTGCCATAACTCGGGGCCAGCTTGACGCCAAGGTTTGTGTAGATGGCCTCGTTGGAGCTGTCGGGCACGTTGGTCTGCTCGTCCAGGTCGCTGTCTTGGGGGCTGTTTGGCAGCGGGTAGCCCAAGCGGATGCCCAGAGCGTTCCAGGCTGCCAGCATGGTGTCGAGCCTGCGGAGTGCTGATTGCAGTTGCTCGGGAGTCAGGTCAAAGACGTAGGATGCCAGGCCAATCTCTTCAAAAGCCTGCGTGACAAATTGGCGCTTTGTCCATCCCATGTCATTCTCCTGTGGTCGGGTCGGTGAGTCTGTCCTGGATCAATTGTCCCAGTTTTTTGTCCCTTGTGCGACCATCAAAGCGGATTCCAAGTTCTTTAGCTTTGGTCTCCAGCTCAGCACGGGTTGGCGGTGCGTCCTCAATGACCGGCACTGGCACTGGCAGCTTCCAGCCCAGGGGCTTGGATGGCCTGCGCTTCTTGGTCTTTTTGGCCTTCGCCTTGAGCCGCCATTCTGCAATCTTTTTGGGTGTCGTAGCCTTGTCACCAGCGGCTGTAATGGCCTCAGCGGACGATGCAAACCAGCCAGCCGACAGTTTGGCGTCAAGTTCTTCCTGCGTATTGATGCCAACAATTTTGTACGTGCCGCCGCCAGGCTTCTTGTGCCGGCCTGGGCTTTGGTAAAGCATTGCAGGGAGTTCGATCATTTCTTGGGCTTCATTGGCTTGGCTGTTTTGGCAGATGCCACAAAGTCGGCTTTGCTGGGTGCGCCCTTCGAGCCAGGTTTACGCATCTTTTCTTTGCTGCCTGCTGCGATACGCTCGCGCTTGGCATTGATGTTGGCATAGAGACCGGCTTTCATTTCTTGGCCTTTGCAGGGGCTTTGCCGGGCTTCCCAGCCTTCATTGCGGCTTGCCTAGCCGTGGATAGTGCTACAGCAACGGCTTGCTTCTGGGGCATTCCTGCCTTCATCTCTTTGCCGATGTTCTTGCCGATGGACTTGCTTGAGTAACCTTTGGTCAACATGATATTTTCCTTGTAATGAAAGAAGGGGCCGAAGCCCCTTCTCTCAGTTCAATTATTGATTAAACAAAAGTATCCCCGACATTTCCGGTTGTTTATTTACAACACCAAAGAGCGTGTCGAGACGGTACTTGATGACCATCGAGTCGATGTCGTAGAACTTCTGCATGACCAACTCCACGCCCTGGTCGGTGCTGGCACGCATCACTGCGGTACCGGCATCGGCTGGGATGGCGTAGCGGCCAGGCAGGATTTCCAGAGCATCTCGCTGCCAGAACACGTTGATAGCCGCAGCACCGGTATTGAGCCAATTGACTGGCGCAGCACTGGCAGCAGCGGTAATTTCGCAGTTTTGGTACTGAATCTCAGCATCGGTCGGTGCGGTAACAGCCGAGATGATCGGAGGGCTGATCACCATCTGGGTGCCATTGGTCACGCTGATGACACGGAATGTCTTCAGTTCTCCAGTGGACTGTTTGGTGATGTGATGCACTGCGTCAATGCCATCAATCGTGAACGCATCGCCAGCAACAACGCCAACCGTGTTGGACACGGTGACGGTTTCGTAGCGGTTGTCCACGTTGATCTGGCCACCGACCGAGGTCGAAGTAGCCTGCGGCACGTACTGAGCCTGCGCGGTCGTGGTGTTGATCGTAGTGGTTCCACCAGCAGCCGCAGCGATGCGGTTTGCGTAGTCGAATTTGTACGTGTCAAAACCTGCGACCATGCCAACGAAGTTGCGCTCGTAAGCCTTGTCAGACTTGGCGTTGCCAAACGACCTGCTGGCTTGCGACAGATTACCGGCCAGGCCGTTGTAGTCGCGGCTAGACAGACCCAGGAAGCGGTCGTAGTCGGGCACGCCTTGCTCGTTCATGATGGTATCGCACAGGGCAATGTCATCATAATCACCGGCAGCAGCGCCAATCGGAACGACCAGCGTGCCTTGGGCGGCAGCGGTGTTCATGATGGCCACGTTGATGTCGGATGCAAGTTTCTGCTTGGCTGACTCGCCCAGACGACCTTCTTGCAGCGCATCGCGCAGATCGAGGGTAGTCATGGTCCAAGGCACGGTTTGGCTGAAGCCGATGGTGCTGGGAACAGACAACTGGGTCATGTTCTTGTAGCTGATCGCATTGCCTGGCGTGCTCGTAATCGACTGTGCGATATAGGGCATCGGACGCCAGATGGTGTCGTTGGTACGGGCCATCTCGGTCTGATTTGTGTTGTAAATCGACACGTGACGGGACAGAACCAAAAGGTCTTGGAAACCTTCAAGGATGTCTTCGAACGCAACGCGCTCTTCTTTTGAAAATGCATTTGCCATGATGGGCTCCTAAATTAAAAAAATCATTTGGATGCTGCTCGCTTCTGCGCTTTGTACTGCACGACTTTCGTCATGTTGCCAGTACGCTCCGCTTCTGCTCGTAGCCGTTCAAGGGTTGAGTCCACCGCCCCAGATGATCGTCCGGTGCCGGACACGATGCGCTCGGGGGCGGGTGCTTGCCTGCGGTTGGTAACTTTCAATTCTTTCTCCAGTTTCGCTACCGCAAAGGCAAACTTCACGGGGTCTTTGATCTCGGACAACTCCTTAGCCTTCTTCGGGTTCTTCCCGAGTGCGTAAATGACAAGTGCAGGGTTATCCGCACCTTGCAGCACAACGCCTTGCTGGACAACACTGAAGACTTCCTGGGCCACAGCCTCGGCATCCTCATAGTCTTTGACCCTCAGCTCAGCTCGCGCTTTGCCGTAGCCATCTAGTTTGGCTTGCCATGCTTTCTGCTGGTTCATAACTTCAGCTTCTTGCCTGGCGTTGGCATCGTCGGTATGCCGTTTCCGGTCAAACCAATTTGCCAGTGCTACCTCAAATTTATCGGCATCGTAGTCGTGTTCTTCCAGGGTTGGCTTCTTGCCCAGCACAACTGGATTGCGCTCAGTCTGTGCGTTGCTTTGCAGCTTGCCATGTAGTTCACGATTTTGCCGTTGCAATTCTCGGTTCGTTTTACGCAGCTCGCGCACCCACTCTGGCGCATGAGTCTGTTCTTCGGGAGGTGGCGCTTCCTCACCAATGGATACTACAACTTCGTCCGAATCTTCTGCGTCATCTTCGGTGTCCTGGCCATCATCCTGGTTGCCAGCGGATTTGTACTCGCTGGAGGTTTGCTCAGTGCTTTGGCCTTCGTCCTCAATTATCGCGGTGTTATCGTCCTCGTTATCATCTCCAGTTACTGCCATTTTGTTCATCTTGACCCCATCAAACTCACCCAAAGTACGGCTGGGTGGATGCCGTTATTTTGCTGGCGTTGCCATAAAGTTTATCAGACTTTGCTCAAATTCTTGCATGGCTTGCTGGACGGGCTGATTGTTGCGCTCCAGTATTCTCAGCATATTTTCATTGCCTGGGAATACAACAAAGTTTGATGTGCCAGTTCCAGCCGCCCTTGAGCCTTCATCTAGGTATTTGATGCCGGGAATGCCTGCTTGACGCAATGCTTTACTTCCTTGCGCTGCAATATTTGCATAACCTTGCATACCAGAGGTACCGCCAGTTAACATAGTGTAGGCTTGCGCTCCAGTAAATGTATCTTTATTGACTTGCGGAATACGCCCTAAATGCAATTGAAACGCTTTATCCATTGCAGTCTGAACCTCTGGCGCTTGCTGGCTCAGCGGCTTATCCCAATCCAGCATCTTGGCTATTTGCTCGTCTGGTAGGTCTACTTTGTAGAGTGAGCCATCATTTGGTGCAATTGGGTTTTTTCTTAAAAATTCCTGCACCTCGTCCATTGCGCTTACATAGTCATTCCGCGAGGCTGGAATACCGCGTTTTACATCTTCTAAATCCCATCTAGCCGCTTGGTTTTTTGATGCAGCCGCAGCTTTTAAAATTGCATCATTGTCGGCCCCACCAATCATATTTTCTTTTACAAATTTTTGAGCTTGTTTGCTTAATGGATCAAGTTGCTTCCCAATACTAATCATTTTCTGGTAACTTTCAGACACAGCAGGATTTTCAGCAAAGTACAACCCATACCCATAGGATTGCGCTCCTTCACCAGTGCCGATCTTGCTAGCATCAAACCGATCAAACTTGTACGGTGTGCCGTGGTAAACGTCTAATGGGCTTACCGTTCCTCTGCTCATGCCTTGCAGCATCTCAGAACCCATACCGCCACGCTGCATGATCTGAGGTATAGAGCGTTCTGCCAAGCGTTCAC